GACAAATTGGACCAGACACCATTAGCCATGTGTCCTTAAGAATCACTGCCTAGATCAGAGCTATCATCGATGTCGCTCAAATGGCCTTCATCCTGGACCAGTCTGAGGACTCTACCATGTATCCCGTGAGGTAAGGGTTCGCTTGGGAGGGCTGGGGCTAACGTGTCTGCTATTGTGCTAAACACCTGAGAGTTTCTCGCCACCCTCCGCACCTCATGGATAGGAAACTCCAGAGTTGAGAATCGGGATAACACAATCCGATTCACAGCTGTATGGAGCATCGAGGTATCCACTTGTGGGAGGCTCATGAGCTCAGGGGGTAGATCTTCTTCTACAGGCAGGTGGAAGTTCTGGTGACGTAGCCATGACAGGATCTCTGAGATCTCTGCAACCACCCCCATCCGCACATAATTGCGGACTGAGATAGGGGATGTGGCAATCGCTTGTGACCAGAGGTGTATCTTTTCAAGGGTTGCTCTCCATAACTGTTCCGGGGTAGCATTAGGAGGCTGGCGGAGTGCAGACCAGGCCATTGCGGAGCCAACTATCTGACCATGAGGAGTCCCAGCAGGGTGTGCATGATAATTTGCAGCTGCCAAACCAATCTCCCCTGAAACTACTCTTCCTTCCCACGCACCTCTCCGGGATGCCCCTATACCTGTATTTCCAGCCAACAGGATCGAGGGGTTCACCTCCAAGGGGTCATCAACTCCTGGTGTTAGACCAGCTTCAGCAAGCCTGCGCCCTGCAGCAATATCTAATGTTGAGCTGCTAATGAGCCTAGCATCACTCTCTAAGAGCTCGCTAAGAAGTGATATATTCGAGGACGCATCCTCTTCCGGAGAGCTAGAATGCTGATCTGGGTAGTCAGTGGTCAGTAAGGTAAAGCATGCTGTTAGCCTATACCCATTCTGTGTCATGCTAATATCTCCGACTATCTCACAAATAGAGGATAGACGTGATAAGTATCCAACTAGGGGAGAAGCAGCATCTGAGTGAAGAGATATATAGTAAGACTCACCAGCCTGATGCTCTTCTTCCCCTGGGTAAGGGGACACTTGAAAATCCCCTTCTTTCTCACTGAGAATCTCACCCTCAGAGACGTTAATCTCACGGAGCCCTAGGGAAGCAGCACACCCAAGGCTAATGAATCTACTAGTGGGGAGAGGGATATTGAATATTATAGGAACATCTGTGGCCCGCACCCGACGCATCAGCATAAAAGCTTGTGCAGCGATCAAATCGCTCTCCCTTTTGATTTCTAGTTTGTCAGAGACTGGGACTCTCCCTACTGTTGCTACATTGATATGCCGAAATTGCCACAATCCTGACGTGATATGAGTCAGCTCAGTGCTGCGTAGGGTTTCAGTTGGTATCTGAACAACAAATTGGGCCAGATATCTACTGATGGCATTGTGTAAGAAATGCTGAAGAGCCCGTGTAGATCTAACTATGTGTGAGTAATGGAGGTCAGAGGAGGGCCTATTGAACCTCCTAGGTCTTCTTGTCGGTTGCAGCCTCATATAGATAGCCAACCTGTTGCCTAGATCTGACCCTAGAGGAGAACGCAACAAAACCTGGTGATCAGGACCCAATGTCCTCCCAAATTGAGGGAGGAGTAATGCGAGGTGCCTCTCAGACAGAGACATCTCACAAGCGACACTTCGTGCTGACTCCCGTGAGAGGTGTGTATGTCTGCCATAATGGTCAGCGGCAATTAGCATTAGCTTACACAATAAGATCTGGTATGTCGTCTGATTATACGGTGAGGCACGGTGGCTTGATGGCCGTAGTGAGCACCTCAAAGCGACTAATCCATCCAAGATCTCATCAACAGTAAATGCTGAGTTCCGCTTTGATGATTTGATTAGCACAGGCTGTCCATGATCCCCTAGGGACAAAGAGCTATTCCATGCTAGTTCATTGGATCTCTCAAAGAGAATCTTATACAATTTGGATATGGAGCTAGACACTACTTCGCGGTACACCTTTGGGTCGTTTATATCCCCGACTACAGTTGCATCACGAGAGCCAATAGAGACCAGTGTAGCTATGTCGTTCGCAGCTGTGTATGCATCAAGTGTGCCATCTAGTAACAGACCTCTCAGGGAAGGTTGATTCATGAAAGCTGGGAGCTCCTCCTCAAGATCTGACGCTAACTGGAGGAGCTCTGACTTCTTTTCAGCTATTTGATCTGTGGGTGAGCTCTTCAGGTAAAGCCGAGCTACCTCCAGATATGCTACTGTTACTATTTCAGCATTCACTCTCTCATCATCTGTCAAAAAACGCTCATCAAGAATTATCCTGGTTGGAAGTCTCTTCAACTTAAACATCACTCTCTGCGCAAGCCGGTTTGAGATAGTATGCACCACATGACTCCTTATTTCTGCTGATTCAGGGCCCAGAGCAATGATGGATGCTCTCAACTTCATCTCGGTTATTAAATTCATAATCCCTGAGGCTCTTGAATCATCTCTGAGCGAGTCAATCTGGTACTCATCATCAATAAGGCTCCTCACCCCAACAGGCGGCTCAAATAACATCATCTTTATAGTTGCACCTTTAGCAAGCTTAAAAAAGATGCGCTTAACATCAAAACTGGGCTTCCTCCGGAGCTCACCTGTACGATAATGATAGATCCCTGATATCACCTTGGCCATCAGGATATGTGAGGAATAATCAGTAACCTCGTTCCGCCATGATGCTCTGCTGAGTGGCGCTAACTGGTGTATTGTCGTTAAAGCAAACAGAGTCTGTGGCATTCTAACCACAACGGATGGCTTCCCCTTAAGGAGTGCCCTAAGCCTGCTTATTTCTCCTTTCAAGCCTGCTGGAATGTGCGGTGCCTTAGCTCCAAGTGCACTCACAGCAAAGAGAATGTTGTTTAACCCTTCTGGGCATATAGTGATCATACGACCAATCACCTTTACCATGCGATCTGGGAGAGACTGATCTATCCCCTCCACTGTGTCAAAGATAGGTGTCCGATCCGGCAGGCCCGAAGTCATGTTTGGGACGTTAAATACACTATCATCAAGCTTCTTCACTCTCGAAGGGTTGTTCAAGAGCTCCACAACGTTGGTGTCAAGCATTGAAACAAGGAATGCGTTCCTGGGGTCTCGTGATAAAACCATTATGGATTCTGGCCGGAAGCGTATTGGAGCTAAACCGTAGTGCAAAGCTATCGTATTTATCCGACGGATTAGACTTGACAGAGTTGAAGTGTGTCCTCTAGCTGGTGGGATTGAGAGGTTTTGGTACCAGAAGGCTAAGGCAGTGCGGACCCTTCTACTATCCTGAGCCTGTGCTCCTCTCACTTCTGCTCTTCCTATGTAGGTGAACGCCCCTCTTGAGGTAGCCATCTCAAGACTAGACCTGTAGCGCTGGAACTTTGGGCTTGTTTCTATTAACTGGGAAAACAGGCTCACAGGCATATTCTTAAAACTCCTTAAGACCCGTATCAAGCATTTCTTGAGGCTCCTAGTCATCGGGTCCGGAACCTCTCTGAGTCCTGCTTTAGATGCTGCGATTTCTGCTAAACGCGACATGATTGGGGAAGGATCAATACGAGGTATGTTAGCACTATATTGAGACCCTGATAGGATGTCACGCTCTAACGTATCCTTATCTGCCTCATTCTCGATAATGATCTCAATTGCTCTAGCCATATAATCCGAACCTTCTTCCATCATAATGGATGCCTGGTGCAGGAAGGACTCAATACTTGACCGCTCATCAGTTACACTTAGCCCTAGCTGACTGGGGACTCCTAAGCCACCCATTGAACGTGGGATTAGAGCAACCACCATTGCTTGGTCATCGGTCATCCGACTATGCCGACGATTTATTACCATCAAGATGTCCATCATCATATGATAATAGACAAGGTCCACTGGGGCAAGTGCCTCAACCACTGCACCTGCCTGGCCCACTAACGTGTCTATAGAATCCATAAATGGTGTGAAGGCCGATCGTTGCTCTCTCACCCCCATGTTTGAGAGTGATTTTCCCCATGAATCAATGTATCTTCCATCCTTGGCAACTAAGCCCAGATACTCAAATATATTTGTTGCCACCAGTGTTTTGACTAGGTGGAAGACTAGTCCCAAATCAGAATATGTCTTCTGAATGCGTTCGATGATATTTTTCCGCTCTGATCTTGGGAGGTTTTTATTTACTATGAATTCTAGAAGTCCGTCATCAGAGTATGCCATCACTAGGCCTTGTTTCTGGGTGTTCAGAAGTGCTAACTCCATGATAACCACATGTGCTGCTGTCCAGACGAAGTTGAAGAAGCCTTCAAATCCACCCTTCACACCTGCAAATACTCCTTCAAACCCTCGAGTTGAGTGAACAACAACCCCGGCTCGGAACACCACATCCAGTCGAGACAATTCTTCATCACCAGTTAGCTCTGCAAAAAGTTCTCCAATTTCATTTACTAGCTCCATAGGGAACTTTTTACTGAATTCGCTCATGTCAAACGACACAAAGTACAGGTCAAACTCCTCTGACTTGTATGAAGTGGACCGCGCCATTGTCCGGAGTTGTTCTTCTTTCTTCATAAAGCTACTCACTATGCTATTGCCAACCTGTCCATGGAAGAGTGTCCTGCACAACCTCTCAACTGAGCTCACAAACCCTTTCATATCTCGAGTAGCCATATAGAACAGTCGACCAGCCGGCTTGTGAAACTCTCCTTCTTTTGGCTCTGTATTCACTGTATAATACAACTTTTCATCATTCAAGATCTCTTTAGCCATATCTTCGCTAGAAATATCCATATAATGTGCTAATCCCTTCTCACTCATGATTCGCTTCTCTACTTTTCTGTGTTCATGAACTAGGGATCTAAATCTCCTAAAGCCAATATGAGGGTCCAGCTTGCTGCCCTCAGAGAGCGCAGCCAAGACATCATTGCTCTTAGACTGCCTCACTTTAGCGACAGACTCACTAGCTTCACCAGACAGCCATCTAGGATTGTACGAGCTTATCTCCACTTGGGGAGGTTCCGACATATCATTAGCACTGCTCTTATCATTAGTCCTGAGCTTAACATTCTTATATCTCTCGGCCATCTTTAGCTTACTGAACTGGACATCCTCCCATTTAGCCAGGGGAACCTTCTCGAGCTTTCTCAAGTCAGGTGTGGGGGCATTAAGAGCATCATCCAATCCTGGATCTGGCGAGTAAGCATGGACAGGCAATTTATCCTCTACCAAACTAATGAAGATGCGTTTCCTCAAGAGTCCTCTGAATTTTTTCTTAGCTGCCTTCACAGGCCTATTGGGTTCCTTAGCACCATAAGCAGCATCAAAGCAATCCTTCATCGAGATATCAGGAGACAGGATGTATTTGTACACATTGCCCATCTGACTAATCTCAGAGTATGAGTCAGTGAGCCCCGATACAACATCAATGATCTCTTCCCCAAATTCCCTCTTCAGGCCTGATGCAGATCTCAAGGCGTCAAGTCTGACATTGCTGAGAGTCTTTGATGAGTCTGCTCCGATTGCCATTGCATACGTTCTGAGGACCCTAAAACCAGAGCCTACATGCGATTGGTCTCGAAGGCCCAAACGACAAATTAACCTACATATCTCCATATGGGCTGAGGGTTCCCGCAGGGACATATCCTTCATGAGGAGGCACAGATTCCTGAATCTGATCAGGAGGTCTCGGAGTTTCCGGAAGTGCTCTGGTGAGATTACTTCGGACACTGACCCCACGCAAACCACCACAAGACTCCCTAATGAAATAACCTTTAAGTGTTTAGATGATCTCTCCTTGATCTGAAGAAGCCTCTTATGGCTTTCGTACTCTGACCGCCTAGACATATGGTCTCTTGTAGCCTCATCATATAGAACTTGCAGTTCTTCTGAATATCCTCGGAATATCAGGGCCGCCCCGTCAGGTGAGTCATGCTGAGTACCTCCCCCCTCGACTTCCACTGGCGGCAGTACACCTGACACAACACACTGCAGCTTCCGAACCACATTCACATAGCGTGAGACAAGTTTAAGGTGATCATCAGGATAGCCATTGGAAGAAATTACCTCCAACAGAGAGTTGACAATGTTATATACTTTAGCATTTCCTGTCAGCTCGTTGGGAAGTGAAGGCATTTCTCCCTCTGACTGGCGTATTAATGCCTGGAAGCCCCTCACTTGCATTAGTGCAAGCTTATATGGCAAAGGGAGCTGCCGGCCGTACTCCTTATAGAATACCCCATCTCTATGCCTGTGCATGAACCTTGTATCTCTGACTCCTGGCGCCGCACTAATTACTCCTGCAAACTGGCCTATGGCCACTAGATTGTGGAACTGGTCCAGAGACATGTGCCGCAAAGCCCGCCAGGAGGCCGGCAGTCAGTGTGAGACCTTTTATGTATAAACTTATTCCACTGTAGTTGTCTTTGAAAGAATGGTATTGTGTC